TCTATTCTTGTTTGTAACCCCGCCGCCCTCTTTTCTCGGCCTGCCTAGACTTCTAAGAAGCTCTAGCAACGAGTCAAAGGCTTGATGATTTTCTGAAACCCATTCTATTTCTTTATTTGACAACTTTTCAAACGTGTCAAATTCATAGAGCATCTTTTGTCTTGAAACTTTAAGGTTTGACAAAACTCCAGAGGATATTAAAGCTCTCGTTGCCGTTTTGTTTATCTTCCTAGAAATAAGGACTAAAAATTCATACCAAGTCCATTCCTTTGATTTTAAAGATTCTTTTAGATCAGAAATATTGTCTCTTATTGTTGCTATTGTATTAGAACCTAAAGACTTAACGTTTTTGAGTCCAAAGTAGATTGTGTCGTTTATTACGTCAGTCTCTTCGTTCAGATAGTCTAAGGATGGAGGATGTATGAATATATCGTTGGACTTAGCGTCGGTGACAAGCTCCTTGACTTCTTTCTGCGGGTCTGGTTTTCCCCCAGAATATCTAAGATAGTTACAGTAGAACTGTAGCGGATAATGCGTTTTAGCGTATGCACTCCAATATCCACAAATAGCATAGCTAACAGCGTGAGATTTATTAAAAGCGTAACGACTAGACTTTTCAATCCAGCTAAAAATTTCCTCTGCTGTTTCTTCGTCCACAGTCCCTTGCTTAATAGCCCCTGACATAAAAGACTTTTTAACTTTAGCCATCAGATCCGCCTTCTTTTTGCCGATGGCCTTACGGAGGTCGTCAGCGTCTTCAAGACTAAATCCAGCTAACTGTTGAGCTATCTGCATTGACTGCTCTTGATAAACGAGTACACCCTGAGTCTTTTTTAGGATTGGCTCTAATGATTGGTGCAAATATGTTATCGACTCTTCGCCGCTCTTTCTATCGACGTAGTGTTGAGTCATAGACTTTCCATCAACTATAGCCTTTAAACATCCCGGACGGATGATGGCTATTAAGTCGGAAAGTTCTTCCATATTTTTGGGCTTAACTTTTTTAGCCCAACTTCTTCCTAAACTACTCTCTAACTGAAAAACACCCTTCGTTCTTCCGCTACAGATTGTGTCCCATGTGGACTCGTCGTCAAAAGATAAATTTATAGGATCAAAGGTGGATGTTTCCATCTGCAAATGCCTTTTCAAATTTTACGCTAGGAGAAACCCTTCTGATAAGCTTCATAAAAGCAATCAACAAATTGGCAGTATCTTTTACGTCCTGTAGTGCGTCATGAGCATTTTCTTTGTCCATACCAAGCAGGTCTCTCATTGAATCCATACTCAAGGATTTAACATCTGAGTTATTCTCCATCCACATCCACACCGTATGCATCAAGTCAACTTTGTGAATAGGATTAAACAAGCCCTGTCTACCTGACTTGTTGTGCGTAGGGCCATATTGTTGGCACATACGTTCAACGATAGGCATGTCAAAACCAATTATGTTGTAACCAGCGGCGATAGGAGCGTAGTAGTTTGTTTTTTTGAAGTTGTACTTATTGACAAAGTTTGTGAACTTTTGCCAAACCGCTTTTGGTTGCGGTGCTTTTGCTAAATCTTCTCTATTCTTTCTAGTGACGGCGAGAGCTTCGTCTTCTACTGGATCTAAACCCAGCTCAATAGCCTTGTCGTCATCTAAAATAGGACGTATTTCACTATTAAAATAACCTCCGGGCTGCACAGTGAGCTTGCGCCCATGAATAGCAACTGCGGCAATTTGTGTTGGCTGACACTTATACGGGTTTCTACCGCCCGTTTCAAAGTCGAACACAATGATATCTCTATAATTCATCTTATCTTTTTCCTTAATTCAACAAATTTATTTATTGCTTGTTCAATGTCTGCGTAAAGCATACTGAACGGAATTTTCTTTGAGTTAGATTCTTTTTCCTGCAAACATCTAGGGTTGGAACAGTGAACCTGATACATGTCCTTTTCTACCATCCTGTTATAAAAATCATTTATTTTACATATCGACAGAGATTTGAACTCAACGTATCTTTTGTTCTCAATTCTGTTTTTTATAAATTCTCTATTCATATTAAGATTCTTCCAGTTGGTCTCTAATACCCATCACTTTATCTAAAAGTGAAATACCTAAAACGTCAAATTTGACATGACCCATAGCCTCAAGATCGTTCATTTCCATACCAGCCATTTTTTCTGAGCTAGATTTGTCTCTAACCATAGGGCATACCTCGTTCAAATTATTGGAGGAAATTACAACTCCAGCTGCGTGCTTACCCTGAGACTTAAATGTACCTTCGATGCGCATAGCTTGTTCAAACAGTTTTGCATAATCGCCTTCTAATTCGCCCTCATCATTCATTCTGCAATACTCTCTTAGGACTTCCGGCTGATTTATCAAAGTCCATCGTATTACTGACGGGTCGTCCATATCCGCTAATTGATCAGATATTTCATGTTCGGGTGGTAGGCTTTTTGTTATGACGTTCATTTCGTCATAGCCGCAAGCCTCATTCATGCGTAGAACTTCTTTGAGTGCGCTTCGCCCTTGAAGTCTCCCAAATGTAACCATTTGACTTACTTTTGAATGTCCATACTTATCTCTTATGTAGTTTATGGTATCGTCTCTTCTAGATGCCGGTACGTCTATATCAATATCTGGAAGTGATATGTGATCTTCTGTATTTCTTCCGGCGTTATAAAATCTTTCAAAGATTAATCCATACTCAATGGGGTCAACTTGTGTTATGCCCACCAGATAAGAAACCAAACATCCAGCAGCAGAACCTCTTCCGGGTCCGGGAATCCAAGAGTTTGATCTAATGTTATTAACTATATCTCTTACTATCAGAAAGTATCCAGACAGGTTTGCATCACTTATGACTTTAAGTTCTTTTTTTATTCTGTCGGCATATATATCTTCAGATGTTTTTGTGTTTATTTTACCACTTGGCATGAGGAAATTTTTCCATCCCTCTCTGCATAAATGTTTTAGATAAGCCTCTTCCGCCATGTCTTCTGGGCATTTAAACTTGGGCAACATTGGCTGACCAAGAATGTCATAGTTTTCACACATGTCGGCCACATGCATGGTATTCTGCAATTCAGCTTCTGTATGTATTGCCTTCATCTCTTGTAAAGTTGGGATGTGGAAGTTGTTAGACTTCATAAACCCAGAGAAGCCAACGTCCTCATTATTATCTAACTTGCTTTTTATCTTTCTAAGAGTTGTCTTCATCGCAGAACACAAAAGTAGTAGGTGGTCTGGTGAATCCTTCTTTTCTGGATAGTGTGAGTCTGAGGTCGCTATCGAGGGTATCTTTAATGTTTTAGCGATATAGCGCATCCCTTGCGCTACAAGTTTTGCTGCTGGAGAGTTATCTTGGTCTATACACTGCACTTCGATTAGAAAGTTTTCTTTACCAAATATATCCATATATTTGTATGCGACTTTTGTGACTTTCTCAACCCAGCTTGGATCTATATACTTCTTAACTCCAGCCTCTGTTTCTTGACCATACGCAGCTTTATAGTCTGTAAAAATCGCGTTAGCCATGTCGCTGCCTAAATGCCCACTAAAAGCCAAAAGGTCTCCGTTAGCATATTGACCGAGCAAATCTAAGTCTAATCGCGGCTTGTAATAATAAACATCTTCATCGTTACTGCGAGATACAGCCTCGATCAATTTTCCCCAGCCAGTCTTGTTCTTTGCCAGCACTACAAGATGACTCAGGGTTCTGTTTGATGTTTCTTTTACCGTTGCGTCGTCTTGACTGAGATAGAACTCACAGCCTAACACAGGTTTGATATTTTTTGCTTTACAAGCCTTAGTGAAAGAGACAGCTCCAGACACGGTTCCGTGATCTGTCAGTGCGCAAGAGCTAAATCCCAAGTCTGCACACCTGCTTGCGATCTGTTGCGGCCTAGACAGGCCATCAAGTAGGCTGTAGTGACTGTGTAAATGTAATGGAGTCCAATTCATTTTTTCTTAGTATCTTCTGCGAGTCTACCGCCGCCATCTCCGTATGCTGACAGCTTGTTGACATCTCCGTATTTTTCAACAACTTTTAAGATTCCGTCTTTTCTTACCTCGTCTCTAATATGTTGACACACACTTTTCTTTGAACCTTCTTTGTGAGGCTGACTAAACTTACAAAGTTTCTGGCACTTCCAATGTGAGTTTTCATTAGATAAGAGCTTTGGATTTTGACTTCTCTTAATTTTCTCAAATTTTTGTCTCAATATGTTTTCTGCTTTTTTGTAGTCGTCTTCGTCAAAGACCATTGAGAAAACACCACCAGCGTTAATATAAAAAATGCTTACAGAAAACTCTGCTTCTGGGTACATGTTTTTTAGGGCGTAGTAATACAGGAGGAGTTGAGTGTCTTTTTGTAGCTTCTCTAAAGTTTTCTCTTCTCCAGTAGCCCAGTTAATTCTTTTGCCGGTTTTATAATCTAGTATCTCGTAATAGTTTTCGCCCTGTTTTACGATTAAGTCAACGGTTCCCTTTATAGCTAAGTTACCTTTGACATTTTCTTTACCTACCCTGTAGTTGTACTTTGCCCAGTTTTCCTGTATTTCAATGTCGAAGAAAAGCTCTGTCGCAAATACGTCTTGATTTCTAGGGTCAAACATTCCGTCCTGATAGGCCACAGCTTTCTCAGCCCATCTTAGACAGGTTCGTTTTTCAGTATCCGTGATAACGACTTCTGGAAAACTACTAGCGTAGTAATCAAAAGCTAAGTCATTCACATGCGATAGATCGTCACACTGCTCCAGCGTAAAAGTACCAAGTTCGTCATCAACGACCTTGTCTTCACCTTTGGCAACAGCCAATGACTTGTCTCCAAGTATCTGCATCACCTTATGGGTAATAGTACCCATGAGAGCTTTTTTGTTCGTCTTGTCCTTGTAGGATAGATTGTACTGGAGAAAATACTTTTGTTCGCAGAACTCCAGAGTTCCTAAACTACTGCTTCTGTGGTAGCAAACTATCATCTAAACCATCTAATTCTGTAGTTATCAAATTGTACATGTCAGTATGAGCGCGAAAACCATTGTTGCCTTCACTCTCTCCTTTTTTGATAAACCTAGCCTGTTTGAAATATTGATCCCTGTCTTTTTGTCCGATAATCCATATTCTCTTCGGCGTATGACCATCAAACTGTATGCTTGCAAAAATGTAAAGATCTAATCCTCTCTTGTCCGCTTGGTGCTTGCTTGTAGCAGCGACTGAAACGTCATAGAAAGGCTTTGGAGCGACTGTACGCCTTTTAGTCTTTACTTCAATTCTTCTGTCATTTTTGAGGATATCATGCCCGTATTTGGCATCTCCCTCTTCAAAACTAATAATATCCGCACTGATGTACGCAGCGACGGCTTCTTCCCCAAGAAATCCAGCAAAGTTACCTTTACCCTTGAGTATTGAATTCTTAATTGATCCCATCTGCTTAGCCTTAGCTTTAGCAGAGTTGACCATATCCTGTGTAAACGGAATTTCTACGATTAAGCCTTTGGAGTTATC